GGGACCTTATACTACGTGGATTGGACCTTATCAGATTGCAGAGAAGATTCTTTTCTGGAAAGATAAGTACAAATATGATTCTGTTTATGCACTAGGCGATTGGTTTGCTGAGAGTAAATGGCTAGTTGCTGCCTGCCAATGGATTGAGAACAAAAAGTCTCGCAAAGTCAAAATCCGTATTGACAAGTATGATACCTGGAGCATGGAGAACACGCTTTCGCAGATCATTCTGCCGATGCTCATTCAACTCAATGCAACTAAGCATGGCGCACCTTATGTTGAAGACAAAGACGTACCGAAAGAGTTACGCTCAACAAATGCTGGGCCAAAAGAAAATGAATGGGATACCGACTCTAATCACTTCAAGCGTTGGGAGTGGGTCATGAATGAGATGATCTGGACATTTGAACAACTCAATGATGATAACAATGATGCACAGTTCCATTCTGGTGAATCTGAAATTTTGTGGCAAGCATTAGACAAAGATCACACCCCAATTGGCGAACCTGAAGATTTTAAATCTAGAACTAAGCATGAGGGTGTAGTGACTTATCAGATGGTGAAAGGACCAAATGATACTAGCGCCTATGACGCTAAAAGTCATAAGAAACATGGGGCGCGCATCGCTGCTGGACTTATGTTGTTTGGAAAGTACTACAGAAACCTTTGGGATTAATATGGATAATAATAAAAAAGCACAACTAATGGCACTCGTCGCTGCCTGTATTGTTCTCTGCATGAAAGCCTCAGCAAATCCTATACCTATTATCCCCAATGCCAAACTTACTCCAGGAGCAACGAATCCTGTGGCGACGCTTAAAGCAATTTGTGTTAAAGGATATACAGCAGGTAAAGGCATCAGAAACGTTTCTGAGGCAACTAAGAGACAGGTGTTTGCTGAGTATAACATCAGCCCTAAAAGCGATCACTTTGAAATTGATCATCTAATCTCTTTAGAACTTGGCGGATCTAATGATATTAAGAATCTGTGGCCACAGTCATACGATACAGCGCCACTCAATGCTCATACCAAGGACGCACTAGAAGACCATTTACATGCGCTTGTTTGCTCAGGAAAGGTAAAGTTATCTACTGTACAGAAAGATATCGCTACGGACTGGACTGCTGCCTATGTCAAGTACATAGGCCCTCTGCCGACTCGCTAGGCCTAGAGCGACCTACCACTAAGGGGTCTACACCCCTGCACATACCCGTTTATACGCAGTTCTAGCCCGGATCATAACTCATTGATTCTAGGTTGAATTTAGTTTGTAGTTTCCATAAGAAAATGCTTGCATTTAATAGCCGGGTTTGTTATTATTAATACATGATGAATAACAAGGCAAAGCAGATGAGCGACTATAAAGACATGTATCTCCTGGTTGGCTCGGAAGAGCTGTCACGAGAGTTTAACGACCTCGGGTCGTTCTACAGCGACTTCCACAAGGACGTCTATGGGTATCGCCCCCGTAGCATGGCACTATGTGCCTGTGACTATCCTGACCATGCGTCGCTGGTCGAGGCGATGAGTCACCTTGATCGTCTGACCCGGGATCTTCAGGACTACATGGAAGACAGGAAGTCGACGTTCGAGGGTCGCGAGACGCTCCGCTCCGAGGGCTGGCACATTGAGGAGGCTGATCCCCAGTACATTGCTGCAGCGGCTGAGAATGAGGCTCTCCGTGCTGCCGAGCGTGCCCGTATGGAGTATGAGTGCTCATGGGAGTACCATGCGGAGATGGCGGCTCGTGCCGAGGAAGAAAAACTGGAAGAGCTGGAGGATGCCACCGAGGCATGGTACTGGCGCAAGTATGAGGCTGTCTAAGATGAGTGAATATACGGACAATGCAGATATGGTGGCAACACTTATCTCTGCTATCAAGAGTGCTAATCCTACGGACTCTGAAATTATTTCTTTAGTGCGACAGGTTGGCACTTTTCAGGGCATGCTGATTGGCATGATGCATGAAAATCCTAACGCTAGGAAAACAGTTCAATACATGATTGACTTTTATAACAAGTCAAAGGCTGCTTAAATTAAGTTTTTAACAAGTATGTAATTTACAGATAAATACTATACAAGATTATGCATACTTTAGTAGCTTTAAAAGCATTTTTTGAATCTAAGAACATCAAAATCACAGAATTTGGTGGATGGTATATCATCGTCAAAGATGATCGGTGGGCAATGGTTGCCGACGAATACTATGTTAATAACGTGTTGATTGATAGAAAAGATATTTTAAAATTCTATTAAACACAGTAATATAGGAAAAAATAATGCAAAATCTTTCAAAGTCATTATATGACTATCATATTCGTTTAGACGGAGTATTTGTAGGACTTTTATTCGTATTAGTATACTCCTGTTTAAATACATTGTTTTTTGAACCTGCAATCATTCGAGTTCCTCAGGTTATTGAGCATCAGGTTGTTGTTAAAGTGCCTGTCAAGTTAGATGTGAATGACAAGAAGCAGATCAAGTGTCTCGCTGAAAACACGTACTATGAGGCAGGTAATCAGTCAGTCAAAGGAAAGATTGCTGTTAATAACGTAGTGATGAACCGTGTTAATAACAACTTTGCTGATACTCCATGTGGCGTTATTAAACAGAAACTCCGCGGAAATTGTCAGTTCAGTTGGGTGTGTCAGGGCAAGAAGCCCATTTCTAATATAGATACATACGCAGAGAGTTATAAAGTTGCTGAGAACGTTTATCTTAATAACTTAAATGACGTAACAGAGGGCGCGGTGTTCTATCACGCCGACTATGTTGATCCGGCATGGTCTAGAATATATCATAGGACAGTGCAAATAGGTCAACACATCTTCTACAAATAAGTGTTGACAAATGAGGAGATATCATGTATAAAATATACACCAAAGACAGTTGTTCGTATTGTACAGCTGCAAAAGAGTTGCTTCGAAATAAAAAGCAACCTTTCGTTGAGTTTACAATAGGACGAGACGTAACAAAAGAAATGTTGCTAGAGATTGTTCCTCATGCTCGATCTGTCCCACAGATTTTTTATAATGATGAATATATTGGTGGATATGATAATTTACTTGAAAGGATGAAAAATGATGACCCTACCCGTGTCTTACTTGGATGATTTACATAATTACATTTGTGCCGTACAGTTTACAAAGAAAGATGGCACAGTCCGTGATATGATCTGTACATTGCGTGAGGATATACTTCCTGCACAAACAGATCTTGAAGAAAATATTCAAAAGAAAAAACCTAATGCAGACATTGTTTCTGTGTGGGACGTTGATAACAAAGGCTGGCGTTCTTTCCGTAAGGACACCGTTTTATCATTTAACAAGCAATAAAAAAAGATTAAATGAAAGAAAGTGAACTAACAGGATGGGAACGGCGTAAAGCTGTTCTCGTCAAATGGATTATATTAAATATTCTACTGCGTATTAGCCCATACGCAGTGCTTGCCTTTTGTCTCGAGACTGCAAACCTATATTACGAAAACATCGAATCCAGTGAGGAAGTATAATGAGTAATCATGATCTTATTGAAAAGAATGAAACCAATAAAGATTCGAAAGGTGGCACCGAACTTTTGCAACATCGTTTATATGACGGATCCGTGCCTCGTGAGTTACTAGAACAATTCCAAATTGTATTCTCTCGAGTACGTGAACTAGATCCTAAGCGCAAGCATATTTTCTATGCACACGACTTACCAGAAGATCCTGAATCATCACGTTTCAGTGATCCTATGTTTCGTAAGAAGTTTGACAAGTTTGTATTTGTATCGAACTGGCAACTAGAACAATACAGTGAGAAGCGTGGAGTCAAGTATCAAGAGTCTACGGTTATCAAGAACTCTATTGATCCTATTGACATTGGCGATAAATTAACTTCGAATAAAAAGAAAGATGATAAGATTCGTCTTATCTATCATTCTACACCACACCGTGGATTAGATATCCTAGTCCCTGTCTTTGTTGAATTAGCAAAGAACAATCCAAACGTTGTGCTAGATGTATATTCATCATTCAAGCTATACGGCTGGGAACAACGAGATGAGCATCATAAACAAACGTTTGAGATATGTAAGAATCATAAGCAGATCAATTATCATGGCACAGTGCCTAATGACGAGTTACGCAAGGCGCTAGTACAAGCTGATATCTTTGCCTATCCATCGATTTGGAAGGAGACATCGTGCTTGTGCTTGATCGAGGCAATGTCTGCAGGTGTGCTTTGTGTACACCCGAACCTTGCAGCGCTTCCTGAAACGTCTATGGGATTGACCTGGATGTATCAGTGGCAAGAGGATATGAATGCTCATGCTAATGCGTTTTATCAAGTGTTGCAACAAGCAGTCAATGTCATTCGTACTCAACGTGAAGAAATCTGTGCTGATCTACGACTACAAAAGATTCAAGTGGATCGAGTACACAATTGGAAAGCCAAAGCGGCAGAATGGTCTGCACTACTACAGTCATTAAAAGATAAATAATAAGGTAGCAGGGAGATGCAATTGGAAAAAGAAAAAAAGCCTAGAAAGAAGAGGGCAACAAAAACTCTAAAAGTTCCCCCTGTAAAAAGTAATGTTGTTCAGTTTCCCAATAAGAATAAAAATCTTGCCGCAACATCCTCTCTGCAAGAATTGAGAGCAGAAGTAGAAAAGAATAGAGTCGAGTTCGTTTCCTTCATGGTATCTGAGTTAATGGACGAACTATTCTTTAAAATGTCTACCATGGGATTTATGTTTGATGAAGAAAAATATATTAAGGATTGTGTTCTAGTATCAGAGTCTCTTAAGTCTCTTATATTAAAGTCGCTTAATGTAGAACACGGATTACAAATTGCCGCTAAGAAATTGATTGCTTTAGAAGTGCCTGCAGACGGTTGATATATAACCTACAGTGTGATATAATATAGTATATAAATGATCTTATAAGGATGATACAGTGATACTCGTTGATTTAAATCAGGTGATGATCTCCAATCTTATGGCACAGATTGGTAATCACAAAAATATCAAGATCGAAGAAGATCTTGTCCGTCACATGGTTCTCAATTCGCTACGTAATCACAAGATGAAGTTTACACCAGAGTTTGGTGAAATGATTATCACTTGTGACGATAAGAACTACTGGCGCAAACAAATATATCCATATTACAAAGCAAATCGTAAAAAAGATCGTGAGGCTTCAGAACTTGACTGGAGTGCAATATTTGATTCACTAAATAAGATACGTGAAGAACTTAAAGAGCATTTCCCATACAAAGTCATACAAGTAGAACACGCAGAAGCCGACGATATTATTGCTACTCTAGTTAAAGAGTATCATGCCAAAGAGAAAATTCTTATTCTCTCTGGTGACAAGGACTTCTCGCAACTGCAGAAGTATCCCAATGTCAAACAATACAGTCCTGTCAATAAAAAATACATTATCTGCACCAACCCAGAATTATTCCTTAAAGAACACATTATGCGTGGCGATGCTGGCGATGGAGTTCCTAATTTCCTTTCGCCTGACGATGTCTTTGTCCTGGGCGGAAGGCAGGCTCCAGTTACAACCAAAAAGTTATCAAGTTGGATTTTGCAAGATCCAGGACAGTTTTGTAATGAAACAATGTATCGAAATTACAAAAGAAATCAACAGTTGATTGACCTTGAGTTTATTCCAGAGAATATTAGTACACAAGTTATTGAGCAATTTTCTTCACAGAAAAAAGATCGTAGCAAGTTGTTTAACTATTTTATCACTCATCGACTTAAGAATTTGATGGATTCTATTAGTGACTTTTAACGGAGAATGACAATGAGACTAGGTGTTTCTGAGATCTTAGCAAAGATTTCCGCTGAGAAGGATGCGCTCAAGCGACAGGATATGTTAGCAAAGCATCATACAAATCAATGTTTGACCACAATGTTAAAATTAGCATTTGATCCAAATTTGAATTTTAATCTGCCAGAGGGTGATCCCCCTTATAAGCCTTGCCAGTTTTTAGATCAGCAAACCATGTTATATTCTAGCATGAGAACATTGTATCTATTCGTAGGTGAAGGCAATCCTAAGGTGCCGAAAGCAAAGAAAGAAGCAATGTTTATCAATATGCTTGAATCGTTAGATCCTGCAGATGCCAAGTTAGTACTGGCAGTTAAAGCAAAGCAGATCCCGTATGAGGGTATCACTGCTGAACTTGTACGTAATACATTTCCAGGATTATTACCTGCAGAAGAACCTAAGCCAGCAAAGGTCGCCAAGAAGAAGAAGGCTGTTGAGAATGAGTAAGAGTAAGAGACAGCATCATAATAAGTTTTATGATGACTTTGACGAGACAGATAAGCCACACTATTC